ATGCGTGCCCTGGCGCGGAACCCGCACTTAGCGGCTTGGGTTTTCGTGTTCCCGTCCGCGTCGGTGACCTTTTCCTCCGGGTACACAACCACGCACTGATTCCCCCTGTCGAGGAGGCTCATTGGGTGAGTGCGGCTTTCACGTCCGAGGGCCGGATCAGCTTCGTGCGGTCCTTGAGGATGTGCGGGATAACCCCGTCAGCGACGAGCTTCTTCAGCCGGTTCATGGAGATGTCGACGACACCGGGGATGCGGGTCATCGGGATCGGAGTGTCGTCCTCTGCCGGCTGCGCTACAAGAGCGTTCACCCGATCTGCCAAGGTGACGGTTTCACCGGTCTTGCCTGCCCGATCCTTCTTCCAGTCGAGGTTGTCGATGAGCAACTTCGCCAGCGTGTCGGGCAGATCGGCTTTGACTTCTCCGTTGGTGATTTCCATATTGACCTCCTAGTTCACCCTGATGAAGTAGTTGACAACAAAGTGCTTTGGGCGCGTTTCGGGATCGCCACCATCTACACGGTTCGTGTTCAGACCGGGACGCAGGTACGCCTCGCCTGCTGCATACGAGGCAGAACCCGCTATGCCCCGTCCGCTGTCGCCCTGTCGGATCGGGTCACGCGACGTGACGGTGAAGTCGGTGCGCGGTGGCCTGGTTGAGTCCTCGACGTGGGCGTTGAGCGTGCCACCGGCCCACCCGGTAACGCCTGCCCGTGTGCCTGCGCCGCGCAGGAACGACCCGCGCAGATCAGGCACCGTGTTGCGTTTGGTGAGCGTTGCATACGCGGTACCAGCCACGCTGCGCCCATCGCAGAGCACCCACACCCCGGTCATGCCGCTGATCTCAGCCTCGGTGAGCAGCGACGAGATGACCGTCCCGATAGGTGACGGCTCCGCTTTGATTGCCGCGACCTCGGCTTGGAGTTTGGTCAACTCGGCGCGCATCGCCACCGTAAGCCCTTGCAGGGCAGAAGATTTACCGTTTAGGTCGGTAAACCCGGCCTGCACGGTGTCCATCCGAGCCGAGATGGCGTTCAGATAGGCCGCCATCTGATTACTGACCTGCGCCAGCGGCAGGGCAGGGTCCATCAGAGCATCGGAGATGAACGTCTTTGTGTCGGCGGGAATCGTGCGCTGAAACTGCGTCAGGCCGCTGGGACGGTCCTTGTTACCGAAAGTTGTCGCCATCAGAACACCTGATAACTGATGCCGTCGAACTGCACGGTGTCGAACTTGCCGGTAGGAGCCGAAACGGAAATGCCGCCATCTGTGCTGATGCGGACACCCGCAAGCCGGTACGACGTACCGGTGTCTACCGCGAACGCGGCCGCGTTGACCTCAAGCTGGGGATTTGGGATTGCGCTGTTCAATTTTCGGACACCCAACCCAGACCCCGGCGATGTCACCTTGACAGCCACGGTGCCTCGCAGTTGCACCGTGCCGTTGATGAGTCGGGCCTCGACCAGTCCCGTGCCCGTGCCGTTGAGTGGGCAGGCCACCCAGTCGACGTTTGGCGGCACGGACTTGCCTCCGGTGAAAATGTTGCGGATCTCGGTGACGGTGCTGGCTGGCAGCGGAGGCGGTGCCGACTTGTCGGCTTTCAGCGCCTCCAGGTCTGTTCGCATCGCTGCGATCACCGCCTCCATCGCGGTGAAATCGCCGTCAAACGGCGTTAGCGTGCGGGTGAACTTCTGAGGCTCACCCGCCCTATCCTTGTTACCCAGAACCGTCATCACTTACTCCCTGGAAAGTCGATGCCCGTGGCTTCAACCAGCGCGACCAAAATGTCGTTAAGCAGCCAGAACATCTCGGTGATGGACTGCACCGTCGCGGTTGGCCCATTCATGGCATCCATAACGTCCCGCACCAGCTTCGCTAGGTCGTTGTGGTTGGTGTACACACCGCTGAACAGGTCGACAATGGAGTTCTCCCACCGCTCAAAGAATTCCTTGTCTAAGTACTTCTCGGTCACCCAAGCGACAATCTCCGCGTCCTGCGCCTCAAGCCGCACAGTCTCATCAACCGCGAACGCCGCCTGCTCACGCAGAGCAGCGATATCGGTTTCGCTGATCTTCTTCGCCAGTTCCGATTTCAAGGTGACGTTCTCGGCCTCCAAGGCGTCCAGACGTGCCAGCAGCGAATCGACAACAGCCTGCGATACACCCTCACCGGAAAGGGCCGCAGCTTCCAACGCGGTGACGCGATCACCAAGCTCATCTTTGACAATCGCCTGAATCAGCACCGGCAGCCCGACCTGCACATCAGCCGCAGTCGGGTTGGCCGACACCGGCTTACCGGACAGCACCGACAGCAGTTGAGCAACAGCAACACTGCCCTCCGACAACGCCTGCCAGATGACCGCCACGTCCGCGACCGTCGCACCCGGCTTCACCGCAAGCAGATCAAGCAACGGCTGCAAATCGGCGGGATTGTTGCCTGCGACCTGCGCCACCAGATCATCCCAGGCAGTCACCGCCAGGGCGACCAGCCCGCCGCCCGCAATTGTGATCGCCGACGGATCAGGATTACCTGCGACCGCCGTAAGGAACTGCTGCAAGCCGACACTCGTTGCATACGCGCTGCTTCCAAGCGTACCGAGGTTGTCATCAACGCCCGTGACGTAAGCGATCAGGTCCGCGACAGTCCCACCAAAAACGTCAAGGATCGGCTGCACCTGGCCCAGCAGCGCCGCCTGCTCCGGTGTCAAACCACCACCCGCAACAGTGGCGATAGCCGCCGCGATAGCCGCATCAACCTGGACCTGCGTCACCCCGCCCGCACCACCGGCAGGCAGACCAGCGATAGCCGCATCGACAATCGCCTGAACCTGGGCCTGGGTCAGGCCGCCAACCCCGCCGCCTAGTGACCCGCCGCCGTTGGGCAGGACACCGTAATCATCCTGCAGTGTTTGGTAGATCAGTTTCTTAACACCGATCACCGTGAAAACTGTTGTCATTGCTGTATTTCCGCCTCACCTAGAACTGTGTATCCATCGCCAAGCAGCACCGAAGGCACAAGGGTGGTCAAACGGTTCCGGTAAACACCCAGCATCGCCCACTCATCAGAAGTCAAACTCAACTTCCCCGTAGCGAGGTCTTTCGACAACTGGTAGGTGTAATTGCCGTCCGTTTCACTGACATAGCCCTCAGGGTTGCGGCATAAACGCAGCACCGCGTCAGCCTCAACCTGAATCAGATCCTCAACATCAATCGAACCTGCGGCGAGCCGATCATCGAGCGTGGGAACCCTGCGGCGGATCAGGCGCTCAACGTCCTCCAAGCGAACCGAAACGAGTTCCCTTTCCTCGCAGGACAGATCGCGGGACCAGCGCACCGCGACATCGTCAACGGATGCGAAAGCCATCAGAGGGACTTCGGGGCGCGCTTGCGAACCGGCTTGGGCTCCACGTCGTCTGCCGGTTCGGGGATTTCCTGCCAACCACCCGCGCCGACGAGGACGTTGCCCAGCTCTTCGGACACTTCCGCGAAAGCACCGCTGGTCTTGTTCTTCAGCTTCACAACACTTCCCCTTCTTTGGGTGGGAAGTTGCGGGGGGAGGGCAGCGATGGCTCCCCTCCCCCGACAACTCACTTGGTCAGGGTGACGAACGCCTCGGGATCGTCGACGAGGACACCGAACTCGGCCTCGATGCGGATCGCGATCAAGTTGTTCTGCCACAGCGACACCAGGCCGGAGCCGTCACCGTTGGCCGACATGTCCAGCGTGGCCTGGTCGGTCACGTCGTAGGACAGCCCGCCGATCTGGCCCCACACGATCTTCGACCAGTCGCCCATGATGCCGAGGATTCCGGTGTCGTTGTTCGGCTTCGTCGGGTCGGTGACGTGATCCGACAGGAACGTCGGACGCCCCAACACCCGACCCGAACGGAACGGCGAGTTGATGTCGGTGTACGTGGACTCGATGAACAGCGGGCGGTCCTGCTTGTCCTTCGACCCGTTGAGGACCGGCTCGGCCAGATCATCGAACAGGGTGCCGTTCCACTTCTTCTTGTCCTTCAGCAGCAGATCCAGTCCTTTGTTCAGTGAATCGAACGCCGTGTCCGGGCCGGCCAACTTGACCGACTTCGCGGTGTCAGCGACGCACTTGCCGAACGGGCTGTCGATGCCGTGCAGCACCGCGGCGTCAAAGGCAAGCGCGATCGCCTCAGCGACCTTCGTGCGCATCGTCGCGAGGTAGTTACCCGGGTTGACCCGGACAACCTCAGCGGACGCCGCGAAGATCGTCGCGATCTTGTGCGGGACCACTTCCTGCTTGGTCATCGAACCTTTGGTGACGGGCTTCTGCTCACCCTCACCGGTCCACTTGGCGCGAACATCACCATCCCAGTGCGGGATACGAACACCGGTCGGCCCCAGAGGGATCTTCCGGGCGATCTGCTGAACCACAGAGGTCTTCTCAACCTCAGCGAAGTAGTCCTGAGACATCACCGGGTCCAGGTAGCCCTGGAACATCGTGTCGCCGGTCAGGGCCACCGTATCGGGGGTATTGAATGCAGGCATTTCTGTTTATCTTCTTTCTTGAAAAGGAAAGGGTTTAGGCGCCGACCATCCGCTTCACGGTCTCCAACAACGGATCACCGTTCAGCGGCAGCACATTGCCCGAACCCTGAGATGGGTCAACAGGGCGCTCCCGGGTGGGAGCTTTATCCAGAAGCGACTTCACACGCTTCACGCTGTCCGAAACCGTGGCCTCATCGTCACCCTGGATCAGGGCAGCCACATCCAGAACATCCTCAGCTGGGATGCCCTCAGCGAGAACAGTCTTCAACTTCAACAACTCCAAGCTGCGGGCGGAATGCTCGGCCTGCAGATCGTTGAACGCTGCGTCCTGCTCCCCATGAGACTTCTTGAGTGCCTCGATAGCCGTGAGGGCTTCGTTGCGTTCAGTCCGGTATTTCGCGTTCTCCCTGCGAACC